CTATTTCAATTCGACTAAGCCAACTGCGTGGCGCTTCCGGGACCTTTTCCATTTCGTCGCCGTTCCACATGGTTTTGTACATGACTAATGGCAGGCAGCCGATCAAACTGGCCATAAGATCGCGGCTGCGGCTGATCGTTGGGACCTGCATAAAACGGCTTCTCAAAACACCGTCTGAATAGGCGAAGTAGTTGCCAATTTGTGAAGCGCCCGCGTTGCTACCTGCGGCAGCTTTAACAACCTTTGTTGGTTCGGGTTTCTTATTAAAAATGGCCATGGTTTTATTGTGTCACAATCTCACGCTTTTAGGTGGCACTAGCCGGCGCCGTGCAATCCCCGACGGAAAGCAAGCCGACTAATGCCAAAACGACTTTAGCGGTTTGCTGTAACAATTACGGGTTTACCAAGTAGTTGTGGGCGTGACGCTAGCGCGGCGGCCCATATCATGCAGCGACACGCTTCAATTGGTCCGGGTGATCGGGTGCTTGAAACGGCAACGCTTCCTTGGTGTTTGATTAGTACGGCGCGCTCAACGTGACTGTTTAACAAGTTTTCGTTGTTGTGCATTATGCGGTTTTCTAAGATCATGGCCCTAACCGCGCTAGTCCATTTAAGTAGCTCTTTGTAGCCAACGATTGTGCGACGTCGTTCGTGTTGTGGCGGGCAATGGTTTTCTAGTCCTGGGACTATGGCTAAACGCAAGCCGGGGTTTTCTGCAATTTCGTTGTCTACCCGCGCCCATAGTTCGGCAACGGTTCGAGCGACAAATGCTATTTTTACATGGGTTTTGTGACCTACTTGAACGGCGCGTGATCTTATGGCAAGCGTTATTGGTTGTTTGCCGTTGGTCATGTACAAAGAAATGTGGAACGGCGACGAAATGGAAAAGGTCCCGGAAGCCCCACGCAGTTGGTTACGTCGAATTGACAAAGGCGTTACCAACAACTTTATTTTAAGTTTTACATTTGATGACCTTTTATTTTATGGAAGGGCTTTTTGGTATATAACCGAAAGAACAGCCGACGGATACCCAAGCTCGTTTACACGTTTGCCGGCCGCAATTGTGACTACCCAAGACCAAAACCAATCTTCGGGTGTGTGGTTTGGTCCGTCTAAACAAATTTTGTTTCAAGGTTTACCAATTCGTTGGGAAGATTGCGTACAATTTTTGAGCCCAATTCAAGGACTTATTTACACCGGTGCAACGTCAGTAGATACCGCGCTTAAGTTAGAGCAGGCCCGCAATCGAAACGCCATGAGTTTGCAACCGGCTTTGACCCTTCGGCAAGTGGGTGGCGAACCTATGAGCCCGCAAGAATTGCGCGATCTCGCAGCTGCCTACGACGAAGCGCGTTATTCAAACGCCACAAGTGCAATTAACGAATTTGTTGAGGTAATACCAAATACTGCAACACCGGACAAAATGCTTTTGATTGACGCTGCAGAATATCAAAGTAAAGAAATCGCCAGGCTCGCAAACGTCCCCGCGTACCTCGTTTCCGTGAGCATTGGAAATTACAGTTACGTTTCGTCAAGTGAAGCGTCGCGCGACTTGTACACATTTGGCGTAAAACCGTACATAGATTGCATACAAGAAACGCTTAGCGCGGATAACGTGCTGCCGCGCGGCACCGGGGTAATGTTCGACATTGAAAGTTATTTAAGCAACGAATACAACACAAACGTTGAAGTTGAGGAAACGCCAGAGGAAATGAGGGAAGCAAATGCTTAGATTGACCCCACAAGAATTAAAGATTGACGCCGCGCAAGGCGACGCGCTGCCACGTAGAACCCTTGCCGGCGTCGCCCTCGAATACGGCGTAGAAGCCGTGGTAAGTGACGGCCAAAAGGTCCGCTTTGAAAAAGGCTCATTGCCGTTGGAAGGCAAAAAGCCGAAAATGTATTTGTACCACGACAGCACACAACCAATTGGCGTTGTTACGGCACGCGAGGAAGTCGGCAATTACGTAATGTTTGAAGCCAAAATTAGCGAAACCGCCCTTGGAAATGAGAGCTTGCAACTTGCCATGGACGGGGTGCTAGACAGCCTTAGCGTTGGTGCTATCCCGGTTGAATTCAGTTTTGACGAAGCCGGCACCATGATTGTTACCAAAGCAGAATGGCAGGAATTAAGCCTTTTGCCATACGGCGCATTTGAGGCCGCCAAGGTTGAGCGCGTCGCCGCAAGTATCCACCAAAACGAACCCGAAGTAGAGTTAAATAAAGATCAGGACACAGAAAAGGAAGTAACCGATATGTCAAACCCAGTAGAAACCCCTGCAATTGTCGAGGCAGCAACCGTGCAAACAATTTACGCACAGCCACGAAAAATGCGCTTGCCTTCACCAAGCGAATACATTGCAAGCTACGTGCGCGGCGGTGCAGACTTTGCACAGCTCAACGCAAACATTGCACAGGCTCGCATTGAAGCAGCACCGGGAACAGCGCCTTTTATTAACACGGAAAACACCCCAGGTATCTTCCCGGAAATTATTACCGGCAGCGTGTACGACGGGCTTAACGCTATTCGTCCTTTCGTGTCGGCAATCGGAACACGCGCAATGCCAACAGCAGGCGCTACCTTCCGCCGTCCAAAGATCACGACGCGCCCAGTAGTTACCGAACAGGCCGCACAGTTTGACGGGCTTAACCCTTCAATTGTCCAAGTGTCCAACAACGACATCAGCAAACTAAGTTTTGGAACATACGTCACCGTGTCCGAACAGGACCTCGACTGGAGTGACCCAAATTCACTCGACATAATCCTCAATCAGTTAGCAATCGCCTACGGACAGGCCACCGACAACTACGCAGTTGACCTTATGGTTTCGTCAACCACACAAAGCGAAACCGTTGTTGACTTGTCCTCGCCTGCCGACTTCATTGAAGCGATCTACGGCGCTGCATACCAAATCAGCAACAGCTCAAACTACCTGCCAACCCATTATTTCGTAAGTCCAATCACATGGGCGAAATTGGGCATGCTCACCACGTCAACAGGTCAACCGGTATTCCCGTTTGTTGGCGCGCCAAACCTTATTGGTCAGAACGCGTTTGGTAACGCAGCTGCAACAACTTGGAACGGCAACCCATTGGGCCTCGTACTTGTTGTGGATAAGAACATGGCAGGCGGCACCGGTTCAGGCGCTTTGCAAGGCGTCGTAGGACACGCAGCAGGCCCGGCAGCAGGCTTCGAATTCTACGAACAGCAGAAGGGCGCGATCAGCGTTGAAGTACCTGCAACCTTGGGACGCACGATTGCTTTCCGTGGTTACGCTGCAGGCTTCATGGCAGACGCAACCAAGTTCGTAAAACTTCTTAAGTCATAATTCCGAAAGGTAGGCCGTCATGGCCGTCTATTCGGTCCAACAAAAATACTTAACCGACAACTACGCGGTTGTTGTATTACTAACCAACGCCGACCCTTTAGAGGTTGGACAATCGGTAACTATTGCCGGGGTTGACGCGACTTTTAACGGGACTTATTCCGTGGTGGCGCTTCCCCAGTACTACTTCACCGGCGTAGACGAACAAGGCTTTTTTCAATACGACCTACAGGCACCGATTGAAAACCAAGTACTTGTTGCCAAGACCGCTGCCAATGTAAACATTGTCGCGGCAACTGGCACGTTGACAACAACCCCCGTTTGCACTTGGGTTACTACCGACGCACAAATTGAGGATTGGTTAGGAATAGGAACAGCTACCGCAGCGGACCAAGCATTTATTACGCAATGCCGGCAGGCTTCGAATGAGTTTTGTTATCGTCGCAGAGCCGAAGCGGGTTATCGCAATGAAAGCCTTACGACGGTGCCTAATGCTTCCGTGCTACTTGGCACGATTGCTTACGCAGGCTTTTTGTACAGGCAACGTGGCGCGGTAACAGACTTTGCCGGGTTTGACGGTTTGGCGTCGGGTGGAAGCATGGGCCTTAGCCCAATGATTAAACAACTATTGGGCATTGACCGCCCGGCCGTCGCATAATGCCCGTCGCATACACCGACCTTTTTAACGAAGCGCTCGACGATCTAACGGCGACCCTGCAAACGATCACGGGCCTCACCGTTACAAACGACCCGCGCTCGCTTAATCCGCCGTGTGCATTTATTGACGCCCCTAGTTTCGTGTCATGGAACTACAACATTGTCAAGATCAGCTTCCCCGTTCGACTAATCACATTGGGACCGGGCAACCTTGACGCCCAACGGTCACTTATGAACATGGTCGCCAAAGTGCTAACCAAAAACGTGGCAGTTGTAGACGGGCGCCCAACTATTGCCGTGATCGGCGGCAGCGAACTTTCGGCGTATGATCTCACTATTGAAATGCAAGCCCAAACAAGTTAGGTGCCTATGTACATTATTAAAAGCCCCCGCGTTGGTGTAGTAGGCCAAGAATTTGTTGTACGACCTGGCCTAAACATTCCTGCCCTTATTTGGGGCGGTTTTATTGAGGAAGTCCAAGACGAAACAACCGAGGAAGTAACCGCGGAAGTATCCACACCGGCACCAAAAAAAGGTGCTAAAAATAAGAGAGCAACACACAAGGAGTAACACACATGGTCGGCTTCGGTTGCCACGTTGACGCCGCACCAATGGCACGGGGGGTTGTCTGCCAGTAGTCGAGCGCGGTTTTTTTTAAACTCTGTTTTGTTTCGTGTCTGACTGTTTAGGTTGGTTGCCATGCTCACGCGCCTTCGGCTTGTGCTAGCGCGCCGGCAGGCCGGCTTGCTTCCGGTCGGTGTTGGTTGTGCATTGTGTCGGGTCCAATTCTGTTGTGTTTGTTTGTGTGTATGTTAATTCGTTGTGTGTGCTAAACGCTATGGGGGAACGTCTAGCACGTTGTAAAGCCTAATGTGATTAAGTCCCACCCACGGGGTTGCCCTAACCCGTACCCACTTACTTACGCCTGATTATGTTTACACGCTGCAGCGCCATTGGCCCGGTCATTTCGTCGCGCATGATTACGGGCATGGCGCACTACCCACGTTGCCGTGTGTTCCCAACTGCCGTGCAACGGGCTTAGGGCTTGGCTAGTCCTAGCGCTTACGCGCTAGCTAGAAAACGAATGATTACGGGCAACTGGTTAGGTCGCCACACTTGCACAATTACGCCGGCTTTATCTAAACGCTCGAGCCAACGTTCCTGGCTTTTGCGTACTACGCCGATGTCTGTTTTAAGTTCCGCGAAAACTAGCACACCCTTGCTATTGAGTAACACAAGGTCAGGGAAACCGCTATCCCCCTGTATGTGTGTAGCCCATTTACCGCGGCTGTTCATTGCTGGTAGGTCATGGTGAACTAACCAGCCGTACCGGGTGGCGATCTCTATAACGCTGTTCTTAAACTGTGCCTCAAGCATGCCCATTGGTTTTGTAATCCTTGTGTATTGTTCGCGCCCAAATGTCATTAGACAAATGCTCTGTAGCCCAACGCAAATGCTGCACTACTTTGTCTTTGCCCATGTAATCAACTTGCATAGTTTGTAGTTCCTCAATGAGGTGCACCATGCGTGTAAGTAGTTCTACCTGCTGCATTAAGTCCATTAGTCAGCCTTGCTACTTGGCAATGTTTTTAACGCGTCAATGATCTGCGTAGCCTGATCTGCGTCTAATGTTTCGAGTGTTACCGCGTCGCTATCCAATGTGGCTGCAATGTAATCGTGTAGCGCTGCATCATCAAACCCCGCGCCCTTAGCCAATGACTTAATAAAGTAAACCTGTTTTTGGCTGGCCTGTTTAGGGTGAGCACTCGAGGTTTCGCGCCGGATTGGTGCTATTTGTGCATCAGGTTTTTTAGGGTCTTGCCGCGCTTCTATTTCATTACGGCTAGCAATGCTTTTGTTTATTCCAAACCCCATGTAACCCAACGCACGGCCTAACGCGCTAGTCATACCAACCATAAACTCACTATTTTTGGTGTATGGGGTTTTGCCCGGGTACGGTTCTGCAGCTGTAGCAATGCTCGGTAGCGGGTCTGTATCGTCGCGCCAAACGGTAACGGTGCAACGGTAAAACGTCGAGCCATCAGGCATGGTTACTACCTCGGCGCTGGTTTCTTGTATGCGTAAATCAGGGTAACGCTTTAACGCTTCACTTAAACGGGTTGGTACGTCTACGTAATTGTCAATGTTAAACGCCATGTCGGGTACTTTCTGTTAGTCGGGTTAGTTAGTTATTTATAG